GTACGTTGTGGTGTCAACGGTGGCATTACTTGGCAGTTGGATCTTGATGCCACGCACCAAGTATTTGCGGGCAGGGATGTTGCTAAATTGCCGGCTGTCAAACCGCAGGAACGCTAGTGCGCTGTTGGGATAACGCAACTTCTCGTCAATGATTTCTGTGTAGCTGTAGAAGACAGTTTTGTTTTGACTGCGTGCGCTGATCGCATCAGCCGAGATACGCTTCAGTCGGATGTCAACCGGGAATGCACCGCTTAACGTCAGGATGTAATCACGCTGATAGCTGTTGGTCGTCTTGCCGCTGATGGTGTCCGATACTGCCGCCGTAAAGCCGCCGCCGTTGTATTGAACCTGAATTTCAATCTGGACGCTGTTGCCTGTGATGTCACCGTTAGTTTCAATAGTCAGGCACGCTGGCATCTGCACCGTAACGCGCACACGGTCAACATCAACGTCTGTGATTGTCCTTGTGACTGCTGCTGTAAATGATGCCTCTACATTGACTCCCTTCTCAAGTTCTGTGCCATTTGTGTTTGGGATATACGCTTGCGCTTGCGTACCATTGCGCGTAACAAGCGTGTAGCCGGTGAAGTTATCGGTGCCAGCGGCGCTTTGAATTGGTGTCCCATCAAGGTAGATACCTTTGACACCGCCTTCAATGCCTTCTATTTCGCCTTCACTGAGCAGGTCCAGGACACTGCCGTATTGGACTGACTGGAGCGAATCATCGGATTCTGTCATATCAGTTGATCCACGTCAAGCCCGCTGCTGATCACGGCAGAACCAATGAAGCAGCGACCATAGCAAATGGGAACGGGCATTCCCTGCTGCACCGTATTGGTGATGCCTGAGAACGTAAACGACTCAAGCCGTGCTGCTTCCTTGCCGCGTTCAAAGCTGGAGAATGTTGGAGCAGGTGACAGCATCTGCGCGACGCCGCCGACGACCAGTGACATGCCTAAGAAACCAACGGCGGATGCAAATGCTCCGCCAACTAGACCCATGCCAGCGCCACCAAGAGCTGCGCCAATCCCAAGGAAACCGCCCACCGCAGGGCCGATTACAAAAGCCAGTGCCACCAACCCGATACCAGCAAGAATTGATCCAAACCCATCACCAGCACCAGCGATCACGGGGGTGATGCTGAACACATCGCGTTCGCTCCATGGCATGAGAAGTGGGGACACATCGGCCTCACCGATCCGCTCCTTGCCAATTGTCACCCGATAGCCGACGCCATCCTGCTGACTATCAATCAGCCATTTGTCAAGGCCGGGGAAATTGGCGATCAATGCCTTGATCGCTTGGGCAGGCGTATCAGCCTCGAACTGGAAGCGGCATTGCCCCAGCCGTTTGCGTAGGGCGCCGTAGACCTTAACGACTTTCATGCCGCAAGACCATGGCAGTGTTCTTGACATAATAGCTCCCTAAGACGTCCCTGCTGCTTAGGCGGCCTTGGATGTGATGCAGGATTTGCTGGTCATCAATGTAGATCGCTGTGTGATTTGGCAGTTTGGATCCAAGTTGCATCAGCAAGGCATCACCGTATTGCAGCTCATCAAACGGGATTTTGCGGAACCCTTCGCGGTGGAAGTTGTCAACGTATAGGTTCTCGCCACGCTCCCAGAACAGATCGCGGCGTTCGTAATCACTGAGGCGCAGGCCAAATTCTTTACCATACCAATCACGCACCAGCGAGTAGCAGTCAACCACACCAAAGACAAACTCGCGGCCAACGTATGGAAGCTCAAAACCATCAGGGTTGCAATGTCCCCATGCTTCTGTTTTGGGATTCACGATCACCCATGGCAGGCCTGACTTTTGACAGGCAACACGATCCGCTTGGCTGGGAGCCGGGTTGCTGATCGGGTGGCTGTGAACAACTGCCACGATTTCGCCCTGATCCTCAACCTGTGCATAATCCACACCACTTAGCACAAAATGCTCACTTGGTGTGGCGGCAATGTTTTGGCACGGGAAGTAACGGCGGCGACCTTTGACCACTGCGATTAGGCCGCAGCATTCGCGTGGATCCTCAGCTTGTGCGTGCTCTAGGATTTCTGTTTCAATCGTTTCGGTTAGCTTCATTTAGATAGCCCCGCTCCAGGAAAACTACCAAATGGTAATGCCGTATCAGGTATGCGGAAGGTGTACTTTGCGTTTGACGTGAAGGTATAGGTTGCAGAACCTGGCGAAGCTGGCAGGAAGTATAACTGCACACCAACCTGATCGGCATATAAGTTGCCGTACCCATTGAGATAAATAACGCCAGAGCCTACAGATGCAATGGTTGTATCAATGCCGTTACTGCCAAATACGATCATCCCGGCAGATAGACCGGTTGTGTCTATGTTGATTTGCTGAGCGGTTAGTATTGTTGTATCGAATGGGTTGTCGCCATTATTGTAGTAATAGGTGTCAAATGTCGGAACATAAGTCCCTGCCCGAGCGATTGAATAGGGCCTGTTGCTAAGCGTTACTGTTGTGCTTGCGATACCTGTTACCGTAGTGCTGGCTGGTATGTATGTTCCTGTTACTGCTTGGCCTACGCTGATGCCGGTGTTGTTTGAAACTACTACGGTTGCGTTGCTTGTTGATACAGTGCCCGTCTTGGTGCTCAATGTAGTCATTGTTGCAGCTTGACTTAATGTCAGCGTGGTGGCATCAACGATGGCGCTGATTGTGGTTGCAGACGGGATACCTAAACCAGACACCGGCTGACCTACGTTAAAGTTAAAATACGATTCTATGGTCATTGATGTGCTTCCATTGGTCACAGTACCAGCAAGCGTGAATGGTGTGAAGCGTACATTGCAACTGCTCAATCTTTTGCCACATACATCACTGCCGCTTGCTGTGACTTTATTGTCGTTGATGTCGTAGTAGTCAGTGCCATTGTATCCACACTCACCGCCACGGTATGCCCATTGGCATACATTGGCAATGATCTGCCGCCGTGGCAACATCACACCAACAAGATCAAACTTACTGGCTAGTTCAAATTCAACTGCTGCGCGGTTTTCATTTGCCTTACGATCTACGTACCAGATCTCATCAGGGAACTTAGCGTGCGGATCTGCGCCAGCCTCACCGTCAAGGTATTTCTTTAGCGTGCGGATGCGGACAACTTTTGCACCGCCAAGATCATTGCCCGCCGTAATCAGGTTAACTTGCAGCAGCAACGCGGTGATACTGCTGCCGATGTTGCTAACAGTCAGCGAAGGACGGGGTAAGCTTCCGGTGCTTGAGTAATCAAAGCCAGTTGCCTCAAGCGATAAGCGTACATATGCTTGGCCGTTCCATGTGATGTTGCCAGTTACCGCAGCATTGACACCGTTGTGAAAATAATAAATGTCGCTGGTGCCATGCAGAGTAGCGTCAAGATGCAACTGGAACAGCTCGATGATGGCATTAGGTGCCAGCACACTAAGGTCTTCATATACTGCACTGATCGCTGTCCATGTAACGCCACCGTCAACAACCGTGCCATCAATCAGCGTTGGCCATGCCGGTTGCGTAGCGCCTGACGTGCCCGCCGTGGTGCATTGAAACACCAGGCCAAAGTCCTGCACCGTAGTGGCGCGGACGATGTTGCCAACGGCATAGGAGTTTATGGCGGCCCAGGATGTGTATGCCATTAAGGTTCGTACACTTCCCGGAAGGTTGCTTGGATATTATTAAAATTACATGCACGCAATGTTACCTGCCATTCCTCGCAAACATACTTACCTGCGCTGCCAGTTGGTGGTGTCCAATCAAAGCTGTTGACACCTCCTGCAGTATCTAGGAAACTTGTGATCTGATCGCGTTCAGTATCGGTACGTTCTGAAAAGATTAGCGTCCATTCCTTTGGATCAACGTTCAATCCAAATGTTGCCCGCATTTCATAGCCATCACCATATTGAATCTTTGAAACCCGTGGCTTGCTGGATTCCGTTGCTTCAAAGCTGGGTGTGAATGTAAAGGTTGCCATCAGGCCAACAATCCTCCAGGGCGCTTTTGCTTGACCAGTTCAGCCTGCACGCTAGCAGCAATCGCCCGCCCCAACGCAGCCCCTTGACCGCTGTTGCCCTGCACGCTCGAGCCGGAGGCATCTACGTTGACCGTCACCGCCGTGCCACCGCCGCCCTGCATCGCCACCGGGATGCGCCGGCCATCAGGTAGCGGCACGAAGGCCTCAGGCCTGGATCCTTCGCCGTAGAGCGCCAGCTGCGGTGAGTTGGCAATGCCGCCTGATGCGTACTTCTTGAGAGG